CCCGGGGGGCGTTGCGGCCCCCCCCCGGGGGGGGGGAAGGAGAAAGGACCCCCCCATGACCGACGCCATCATCCGCACCAGCGGCGACTACACCCTCAACCTCGACGGGAGGGCCGCGACAGTCACCGTCCGCGTCTACCACCTCGCCCGCGCTACCGCCGACGCCGACACCAACGCCACCCTCTCCCTCCTCCCCGGGGGTTGGATCGCAGACGCCACCCAAACGGACCCCGGCCCCCGCCCCGGCGACACGCTCCGCACCCTCGTACAGCACGTCGCCAGCCTCCACGGGGCGCTCCGCGTTGCCGGCGACAACAGCACCCCCGGAATCCTGAAAGGCATCGTCCTGGCCGCCGGCACCACCGGCGACGTCTCCTTCGGCCCCCCAGAAGCCCGAGACCGGGACATCGCCCACCACCGCACCCGCTGAAAGGAACCCGATGCTCCCCTCCCCCGTCTACACCACCCACCCAATCGAAACCGTCTCCACCGGCCAGATCGTCCACCACGAAGCCGAAGACTGGACAGTCGCGCGCAGCGAACAGGCGCCCGCACGCCCCGACCTGTGGACCCTCACCCTCACCGGCCCCGGCGCCACCCGACGCAGCGGCGCGTACGTCACGAAGAACCGCCGTGACCGGGTTACCGTCCGCGTCTGCTGAACAGGAACGGGAAACGCCATGCGACACGCAGCCCCCCGCCGGCGGGGGAAGACCCCGGCCCGCCTCCTCGCAGCCGCCATCGCCTACGGTGCCAGCCTCCTCCTCGTCCTAGGAATCACCCTCATCGGCGTCATCGCCGTGTGGACCCTGTGGGGATGGCTCGGAGTCAGATGAACGGCCCCCGGGGCCGCCCGGCACGTCAGCCGTCCTCGTCCGGGGCGTCCGGGGTGCGCGGCGGCGCGGGCGGCGCCGGGTGGTCTGCCGCCTCCGGCAGGCGGCGCAGGAGGCCCGTCCCCCACGCGAGGAGCGCCTCCGCATACTCCTCCAGGCGGAACACAAGCAGCCGCAGCCTGTGGGCCTCCTCCTCAGCAACCGCCCTCTCCTCCAGGAGCTCCTCGCGGTCCGTCTCCAGGACATCCACGCGCTCCGTCAAATGCTTGACAGCGGCCTCCAAGGCGTCCACACGCCTGTCTGCGGTCCGCTCGGCGCGGGTGAACATCCACGCCACCCAGCCGGCAACCGTCAACCCGATCGCCCCCCACGCCTCAACAGGGATGGGGGGCACGTCGATCTCACCCACAAGCGCTCCTATCACTCATGAGCACAGGATAAGCGCCGACTGGTCAGCCCTGGACGGTAACCAACGTCGGGAAGATCCGGTTCCCTGGCTTCTTCACATGGGCGGTCACCGTCCCATTCGGCCACATGGACACGGTAGACCCGTCGTCCTCATACGACGCGGTCAGCAACGGGAACGTGGCCATGTTCACGCGGCCCTGATTCTTGATCGCCGGCGGGAAGTCCATCACTCGCACCTCCCCCGCCTGGGCCACGTCCCACACCGCCCAGTCAGAAGACGCGCGCACGCTCAAGAACGGCCCGTACTTGCGGCACTGAAAGCCGCCCGCAACGCTCTGCCACCCGGTGTCGGGCACGGACGGGCCGGGCGCAGCCCCGCCACCATCGCTGGCCGTCTTCCCGGTGACCGACTGCACGACGGCGGCCCACCGTGCGGCGTCCAGGACCGCGCCGGGCAGGGCCCCCACGGCCGCGATGCCGGTAGCTCGCAGCGCCCCGCCGGCGTTGGTGAGCTGCGCGGACGCGACACCATCGCACACGGGGATACCGCCCACCGCCTGCACAATGTCCGCGCACGCCCCCATCACGGTCTGCGACAGCTGCTCCTGGTAGGACAAGGCGACCATGTCGATCCAGGCGGCGGCGCTGAGCCTGTCCAGGGCATCCCCGTACGCGCTCTCACCACCCGACGCGGTCAGCCACCGCAGGCCACCGGACACGATCGCCCCGTCGAAACCGAGGCGGCGGACCGCGGTCGCCTGCGCCAGCATCGACTGCATGTACGCGTCCACCGATCCGGCCGGTCGGGCCCCGGTCAGAATGTCCGGGTCGCGGGCCAGCACGACACCATCGAGGGCCGGCTCCAGAGCCCACGGCCGCCCGAACGGGCCTGTGCGCAGAAGGATCGTGGAGAACAGTGTCTGCCACTCATCCGCGGACAGGAGATGCCACTGGCCCCCATCCGAAACCACAAGGTCACGGACGTACGACAAGTCGATCACGAAACGCAGGCCGAGGTCCGCGGCCTCCGCCGCGGTCCGATCCATGTTCGCATACTGGGACGGGTCGTCCAGGTAGGCGGTGCCCCTGCCCACCGGGTTCGCGATCTTGTGATGCGTCGCCAGGAGAGCCCGGTAGTTGCCCGCCCCGGCGGGGACGCACACCGACCCCACCAGCCGGTCAACATGCTCGGCCCGTGACCTCGAGGGAAAGAGAGTTGCCACTGCTGCGCCTTCCATTCAGTCGGTTGCGCCCAAGGAGAATACCCTGAACCGCGTGCCCGGATACACGCCACCATCATAGTGCCAGAACGGGTCCGTCCCATAGGACCCCGTCGTCGTGTACGCGGCCGTGTGCGTCCCCGCCGGCACCTCCGTCTTCCACGTCAGGTGATGCGTCATGAACGTCCTGTTGTACTGGAGCTCCGTCTGCCACTGCCCTGCATTGTCAAGGAGGAAACCGAAGTAGTAGGATCCGCTCGCCTTGTTCTTCTCCTCCTCGGACCCGAAATCCGAGTGAACGATCGACACGCACACGTCCAGGCTGAACTCGATCAAGCTCCTCACCGGCAGGTTGAACGGGGTCTGCCCCCACCGGCGCGTCGTGTGGTCGGACGTCGGCCTGCCGCGGCCGTTGCTCTTGTCCCAGTGGTCAACGAGCAGCCCAGAGTACCCGGACGCGGGCCGGATCACGAACCCACTGGCGTCCCGGGACCCGTCCGCCGTATACAGGACGCCCCCGATCAGGAACGCTGCCGGCGTGCTCGAGGTCACCACACCCGGAGGCGCAGCCCGCAGACGCGCCTGCGCCTCCGCCAGGGACGCCACGCGCATGAACGTCCCGACTGAGTCGGCGAACTTGCCCCACGCGCCGAGCAGATCATCCTGCCCGGTCGGCACCACCGCACCATTCCATCTTGTTGCAGACATGTCACTCCTCCAGGAAGGCGGCCGTCAGCCGCGGCTTGTCTATCTTCACATCGCCCCCGCCGGCGAACGAGCCGGGCGTGACGATCGCGTACCGCCAGTGCAAAGTACGCTTCCGACGGAACGACAGGTGGCCCGCAACGTTCAGCGACGCCGTCACCCCCGGCTCCAAGCACACAGACGACGACAGCCCGTTGTCCCAGTCCTCATCCGGGGCGACCTGCATCTCAACCGTCACCCACTTGTTGTCCGCCAAGCGGTTCTGGATGCGGCACTGACCGGACGCCATGTACAGGCCCGGCCACTGGGCATACGGCAGGCCACGCCCGTTGAGGACGAAACCCCATTGACAGTCATCCTCCCACGTGATCGTGTCCTGGGGGCCGAGATTCCCGGTCGCCCATCGCCAGTCCCTCCACGTGAGCGTCCGCCAGTAGGTCGCGGTGCCCGTGAACGACCACGGTGCCACCGCGGACAGGAGATGCCGTCTCCGGACGGGGAACCCCTCCTGCCCGGCCTCCAAGAAGCTCTTCCCTAAGCTCAAGCGGTCGTTCTCCGTCGGCGACCGGACGAGCAGGGCCCCGGACTGCAAACGCGCCTCGGTCGTGTCCATCTGCGCAGTCCAGTAGTACTTGAGCCGGCGGATCGAGAATCGATCGCACTTGTAACCGGGGTGGAACATGAGCGAGAACGTCCGCTGCGTGTCCGTCGGGGAGAGCGGGGGAAGGAGAACGCTCCGGTACCCGGCCTGAAGGAACGCGTGGGACGTGCGGCTGCCCCCCCGCCATACGTCGAGCCGCCACTCGTTGTTCGGGGAGTCCACCACGAACTCGACCTCAGGCTGCCCGCAGAACCCGTCGGGGTACGTGAGCGTAACCTCGACCGCCGACCAGAAGGAGTCCTCCAAGTCGGTGGAGAACGACCCGACCCACTCCGTCTCCGTCGCAGACGTGAGCTTGATCTCCCCCTGGGAGGGCGTGCCGGTATTCCGGATCGCGGCCTTCCTCAGGTCGAACGTCTTGTTGTACCAGTCCGGGAATCCGTCACGCGCCTGATACCCCTGCAACTTCTTGTTGCGGGACTCCGCCGACTCCGAATACGACATCACGGCCCCGCCGCGGATCGTCACGCCCGTCAGGTTGTTACCGACCAGGTCACCCACGACAGCCTTCCCCGGGATCGTCGCGTTGCCGGCGGTCAGCATCTCCGTGGTCACAGACCCGAACGCTGCCATCTTCGCCCACATTTCCCTGGACGCGTAGATGCAGTCCGCAGTCACAGACCCCGGCGCCAGGCGAGTCGTCCCGACCTGCTCGGTCAGGCTCAGCGAGTGCAACTCCACCGTGGTGCCCGCCCCTGCCTCGATCGTCAGCTGCGCCGCGGCAACCGAGTTGGCGGGCTCCCACACCCACTCCTCCGTCTTCCACGCGTCATCCACGTACGGCGGGTTGCAGACCAGCGGGCCGCCGAGCTTCACGGTCAGTCCGCCCCTCGACCCGATCGAGTACCGGTAGGCGAGGCGCAGCGTCCACCGCTTCCCCGCCGGCAGAGACAAGGCCTGCGTCAGCACAACCGACCCACCGTTCGCTTTCATGCGCACCCCCTGGGGCGCGCCCCCCGGCGGGGCGGGCAGATCAGACACGAACGCCGCCGTGGCTCCGCCGGACGGGGCGAGGGACCACACGTCCCGGCCGGTCAGGCCCGAGTCTTGGATCATGTTCTCCGGATCCACGGTCACACTGTTCGCGGCCAGCGCCCTGATGAAAGCCTGATCCGAGAGGAGTACATCGATGACAGCGCGGGGCATCTTCGCCCCGCCGGTCACCATGAGCTTGGACACGCTGAGCCCGCCGATCTTCGCATCAGTGATGGACGCGTCAGCGATCTGCGCCTCACCGATCGCCGCGCGGCCGATCTGCGCCGCCGTGATCGTCTGCGGCGCCAGCGCGCTACCGGACACCGGCATCAGCGACCACGCCGCCCCATCCCACGCGTACTGGGAGGTCAGCTGACCGGTACCGTCCTGGACGAACCACACAGCTCCCTTCGGTTTCCCCGCCGCATCGCCGGCCGTCGGGGCGGCGTGCGCCACCGTCACCTGGCCGGCCAGGGTGGACGCCCTCGCGGACGCTGCGTCCGCCGCCTGCCGGGCCCCCAGGGCGTCCGCCGTTGCCGCGTCCGCCGCGGACTTCGCCGCCGAGGCCTGGCGCTGCGCCTCGTCCGCCGCCGACTTAGCCTTCGCCAACTCGGTCGAGTTCGCGGTCACAGTCGCCTTCAGGGCGTCGTACTGGGCGGTGGCGGCCTGCGCCTCCGCCTGGGCCTGCGCCGCCGCCGACGCGGCAGAGTCGGCAGTGGACTTCACGGCCGCCGCCGACGCATCCGCTCTCTTCGCCACCGTGTCCGCCGCCTGCGCCTTCGACGCCGCATCCTGGGCCGCGGTTTTCGCATCCTGGGCGAGCTTGTCCGCCGCCACCGCCAGAGTCTTCGCGGCCTCCGCTGCCTGCTTCGCCTCGGTCGCCGCCGCCAACGCAGCCGCATTGTCACCGCTCTTCTTCACCGCGTCGAGGGCCGCCTGCGCCTTCGACGCCGCATCCTGGGCGGCCCGCTGGGCGGCATCCACGCCGGATTGGGCCTGCTGGGCAGCTGTCTGCGCGGCGGTCACTTTCGCAGACAGGTCGCTCGCAGCGCCCTCCACCGTGGTCGCCTTCGCCAGGGCCTTCTCCGCGTCCGCTTTCGCGGCGCGGGCGTCCCTGCCGGCGGCCTGCGCGTCCTTCGAAGCTGCGTCGGCGCGCCCCTCGACCTCCTTCGCGACTTTCCGCGCCTTCACGGCGTCGTCCATCGCCTGCGCCAGCTCACGCCCGGCCGGGCCGAGCCGCTCCACCGACGCCTTCTCATCCCCGGGCTCGTCCTGCCCGTCGCTGATGGACAGGAGAGTGCCGTCCGCATGCATCTTAACGGTGACCGCAGCACCCTTCCACGTGTAGATGCCGGGCGTCTCCCCTACCAGGTAGTCGCGCGGCTCTTCGTACGGGAGACCGACGCGCACCCACCCATCGGGGAGAGTCGGGTCAGTAGAAGGCGTGTCTACGACCTGGGCGCGCACCCAGTGGGTCGTCACGTCGGAGGCCGCCCGGTCTTGGGCAGCCTCCCGCATGTCCAGGTACAGACTGCCAGCGCTGGAAGGGTCAACCATGAGGCCAGTATCTCATCACGACTGCCGCAACTCCGCCCCGGTGATCGTCATCGGCTCGCCTGGCTTCATCAGGTCGAGACTCATGGACAGGATCATGACGACACACCAGCGCCCCGGCTTATGCTCCACGGCGATGACGTCACCGACCTCCAACCTCGGGTCGGGGGCCAGCTGGATCCGCCACGTGCGGGTCCGGTCTCTCCCAAACTTCGCCCAGTGGTTCGCTTCCTCGACGACCTTGCTCCATGACTTGTCCGACGACAGGTCGGTGTTCTTGGTCACGCGCCCATAGGTGCGAGGATTGTACCATCCGCCCCAGTACTGCATCCGCACCCAGAAGTCATAGGAGTAGTCCGTCTCCCATCCGTCCTTCTTGGAGCCACCCTCGGGGCGCTTCCACGGCGTCCACAGATACCGGCCCCAGTTATAGGTCAGCCCCTCCTGGTGCTCGAACTCCTGGCGGGGAAGCGACGGGAACACTCTCTGCTTCTCCAGGAAACGACTGTTGATCGCCATGTCAACCTCCGAGGTCTTCTCGTCGGTCTTCAGCGACTCCGTGTACCCCTTCCCCTGCACCAGGGTGAAGCTCCGCTTCCCACTGCCCTTCGCCAAGACGTTGTACTGATTCGGGATGCGCCCGGACGGGGCCTCTGCCGGGACGGCCGCCACGACGAACCCCGAGTCCCACGAGTAATACTCGGCCGCCGGCGACCCCGGGGAGGGAAGCGGATACGCCTCAATCTCGCCCCGCCACGACATGCGCAGGCCACAACCCGCAGCCTTAGCGATCTCCATCACAGACACGAGGCGGTCCGTCGGCAACTGGAGCGTCGAAGGAATCTGATACCCGCCCCTCGACTCAGGGGTACGCACCCCCGTCGTCTCCCAGTTAGGGTTCAGCCGCTGCATCTCCGTCCGCAACGTCCCCCCCACGTTCGGGGAGTGAGGCCACGGCAGCGGGTTCTCCACCAGGTCGTGTAGCATATCCTTCGCAGTCACTGGAGACGACTCCGGGGTCTGCGAAGGCTCAACGATCCGGAAATGCCCGTAAGGGAACTCCCACCTGTGCCCCTCCCCGTCCGACAGGATCACGCACGGGCAAGCCTTCTGCCCGTACGCGGCGAAGTAAGCGCCTTCCCACTGGGGCGCCCACTCGTTCGGCACGCTGATCCGCAGCTGCGCAGGCGCGGACGCCGACGTCCCGCTATGTGTGAGCTCTCCCCAGTCCAGGGAGCAGCCGGAGCAGGGGACGTCGCGCACCCACTCCACCCCGTACTTAATATCCATGCGCATGGACCATCTCAACGGGCGACGCAGCTCCTCCAGTGTCGGTCCCGGGCGCATCAGGCGTCCTCCGGCATGCCGGCAAGGAGACGGCACACATCATCGTAGGTGCGAGTCGCCAGCGACTTCCCGACGTTCGCTTGGTCGTCAGACACGGACAATCCCCCGAACTCGATCGGCTCCTCCCGTTCGTTGACGATTGCCGGCGTCGCGTACGGCCTCGCAGCGGGGATCGGAATACCGGACGCGACCAACTTGTACCAGCCCGCAGGATCCGGCGCAGCATCTCTGGTCATCACCCCGGCGGAGAAGGCCCTGGCGGCGGAGTCCGTGGGCCCGTCGGCGACTACGAGCTGCAAGTGGACGCGGCCCACGTCGAGGGCGCCGCCGTTACGGCCCCGTACCCACGCGGTCGCCGTCATCGTGTGCCCGGCCACAGCCTGCCGGAACCCATATCTCTGGAGCGGCGCGTGGATATTGCGGCCCTGGGCCCACCGGACCGGGCGGCCGTCGGGCGTCGTACCAGCGGCCTCGGAGCCGATGACCGTGTCATCCGCCCCGCCCGGGGCGCCCCACCAGTAGGAGAGGCCCGCACCAGGAATCTTCCCCGCAGCCCAGTCCGCCTCGAACCGCAGCCACTCACCCCACGTGACACACGGGACACCCGTGTCCTCACGCCGGCCATGCAATGCGCTCTTGGGACGCTCTGTCACCGTCAGCGCCCAGTCCGCCGTCCCCCGCAGACGCGACTCCGTCTGCTCGGCCGTCGCTTTCGACACTGCCACCACACGGATCGGCTCGACCGTGCAGCCGGGGATCGTGCACGCATCCTGGTCGTGGGCGACGATCAGGTAGCGGGCCTCCTCGCACATGGCGCGCAGCGTCTGGAAGTCTCGCAGCGTCCGTGTTCTGCACTCGATCGTCGTCGCCCGGGGCTTCGGGGCGGCAGCCCACCGGTCCATCACCCCGGTCGTGGACTCGATCGTCGTCAGACCGCCGCCGTACTCAACCGCGCCCGCCGCGATGAGCTGCACGCGCGCCTGCGTGTGCCCATCCGCGGTGCTGATGATGTCCGACCCGACCGACCTGCGCACCATCGTCACCGGCGGATAGCCGTACTGCGTGTACGTGACCGGCACGCCGATCGGCGCCAGCGGGTCGCTGACGGCGTCACCCGTCGGCTTCCAGATGAGCAGCCGCTCATTGTCGGACGACGCGTTCACCGGGTAGGAGAACGCACCCTCAGGGGCGGCCACCGGACGCACGGTCAGCATACCGGTGTGCTTCGCCGTGAAACCCTTCATCGTCCTAGCCATCGCTCACCTACTCATCCTGTACGCGGTCACGGTGGACGCGTCCGCGATCGTCCTCATCCTCGACGTCAGCGTCGTCTGCCCATCCAGGGTCAGCTCCACGCTGACACCATCTAGAGCCTTGCGTAGCATCTTCGGGGTCACCCGGTCGCCCGGGCCGAGCATTGCCGTCCCCGACGTGATCGCTCCGCCGTCCGCGTACCGGCCCGGGTCTGTGAACCCACCGACGAGGCCCTCACGGATCATGCGGCGCAGCCGGTAGGCGCCCTGCTGGCCGCCCAGGGCCGCCACCTCAGCCGCCGTGAGCACATGCTCGCCGTGAGACAGGAGCGCCGGTACGCGGTCCTCCCGGGGGCCGCCGGGCCCGCGCACCGCGCCGCCGGGCCGCCCGCCACCAGCCAGCCGAGACACGCCACCACCGTTCGCATACGCGGATACGGCACCCCCGTCCGCGAAGATGCCGAATCCGAGCGGATTCGCTATCAGGCGCCGGCCGTACTCCTCGAAGAACTGCTTGATCTTCACGGTAACAGAGACAGTCTTAGACTGGATCTGGTCCATGTTGAACTTCACAGTGCGGAGCTTCCCGGACGCCTCGTCCTTACCGGAGATCGTCACCTCACCCGTCGTGTCATCAATCTGAGTTTTGACCGTGTCCTTCTCCCACCGGGCACCCGTCGCGTCACCCAGGATGGACACGGTGCCGTCGGCGTTGTCGATCGTCTGCACGGTGGACTGGAGTCCCTCGAGCCCCCGGTCATTGTTCGCGTCGATCTCCACGTACGCCGACGTCCCGTTGATCGAGTCCGCAGTCACAGACAGCGCGTAGTCGGCCTTCGACGTGTCACCGTCCACCGAGATGTAGCCGGTCATCCCCTCGATCTTCGCTTTCGCGCCGTCAGCGTTCTCCAGCGCAGGCTGCGTGTCCGCAGTCACCTCGGTCGAGACCTTCTCGGGGATCAGCCCATACGAGTCGGCGAGCTGAGTCGCCTCCTCCTCAGTCATTCCCATCGCCTCGGCCGCCTGGATGAACGCATCCCTCCCCGTCTGCATCTTCGTCTGAAGCGTGTCCTGCGTCTCCCCCGCGGCGGCGCCAGCCTGCACCTGCGCCAACGTCGCCGACGCCAAATCATTCAACGCCGACTGGTTCTTCCGCCCCGCCTCGGTCGTGATATCCAGATTCTGACCGTTCTCAGCGATCGCGTCGTTGACGCCCTTCAACGCCTCCTGATATTTGATGTCGGCGGTGGACGCGCCAATCGCAGCCTCACCGAAATCGTGGATGGCCTTCACAACCTCCTCGATGCTCGGGGCGGCCTGATCGCTCCCCTCCTTCGCCTTCCGGATCGCCTGGTCGAGGCGGTCCGTCGAGGCGGCGGACTGGTTGGCGTTCGGGTCAATCTGCCCTAACGCCAGAGCCAAGCGCGTAGAATCGTCCGCCGTCAGCCCCATCTGGTTCGCGACCGCGTCCAAGTGAGCCTTGAACTCCGGCATGTCGTTGATGAGATCGATCATGCTGCGCCGCGACCCGTCAGTCAGCTCATTCGACAGCTTCTTGAACTGGGCAGTCGCCTCGTCCGTGGACATGGACGCCAGCGCCTTGCCGGTGGACTCGAGCGTATCCTTCAACTGCTGCACCTCAGATCGGGTGTCAGCGCCGAACGCAGCGGTGATCCCGTCTAGGAAGTGGGCGGTCCCCATCTCCAGACCAGCCCACGTCGAGGGCCGACTGATATCAGCGAGCATCACACCGAACTCGTCCGCAGACTTCGACGCCGTGTCGAAGTGCAGCTGGTCAAGGGCCGACCCGCCATTCTTCAGGGCGGACGCCATCTCATCCACGGACACGGCCGCGTCGCTGGTCTTATTGCCGTACTCGCTGATACCGGCGATCAGGGCACCCATCGCCAGCATCCTGCCCGCCCGCGCCATCGCAGACGTCCCCGTCGCCAGGTTCTTGATACCGGCGACGGCGTTCCCCGACGTCCACCCCAAAGTGTTCATTGCGTCGCGGATCTCCACGATCTTCGGGGCTAGCACCATCATGCCACCCACCGCGGTCAGTGCGGCGCCACCCACCGCGGTGATCCCGAGCACCGCGGTCTGCGCGCCGGGGGACAGCTCCCCCAGCTTGTCCACCACCGACGTGATCGTCTGCACCACCGACCGGAGCGGCCCCTCGGACGACGCCCCAATCTTGATCATCGCGGTCTCCCACGAGCCGCCGAGCTTCTCCAGGTCGCCCTTCAGGTTGTCCTGCTTCAAGCGGGCGGTCTCCGCGGCATACCCGGCGTCGTTGACCTTATCGATCCAGTCCTGGATGCCCTCGCCGCCCTCGTTGTAAAGAACGTTCGCGGCGCGGATAGCGTCCGACCCGAAGATCGTCGCCATCGCCTGGTTCCGCTGCTCCTCCGACAGTCCGGACAGGCCGTCCTTCAGCTGCTGGGCAGTAGCGGTGATCCCGATGAAGGAGCCGTTCGCGTCGTAGACGTTCAGGCCGATATCCTTCATCGCGTTCGCGGCCTTGGTGGACGGGTTCTGGAGCCGCTGAAGCATCGTCTTGAACGAGGTGCCGGCGTCGGAGCCGATCAGCCCGGCGGACGCGAACGCGCCCAGAGCGCCGGTCGTGTCCTCAATGCTGAGCCCCATCTGGCTGGCGACCAGGCCGGACTGCTTCAGGGCGTACGCCAGATCATGGACGCCGCCCTGTGCCTTGCCGGCGCCTGCAGCGAGCAGGTCGGCGACGTGCGTCACCTGGTCCCCGCCCAGGCCGAACTGCGTCATCGCCGTGGCAGCCGTCTCGGCAGCCTCTGCGACGGACACCTCACCCGCCGCAGCCAGGTCCAGGGCCCCAGTCAGGCCGCCGTGCAGGATGTCGGAGGTGCTCACGCCCGCCTTGGCGAGCTCCTCGATCCCGGCGGCAGCCTCGGTCGCCGAGAACGCCGTGTCCGCGCCGGCCTGGATCGCAGCCTCGCGCAGCTGCGACATCTCGTCCCCGGACGCGTGAGTCGCCGCCTGCACGCTGGACATCGCCGCATCGAAGTCTGCGGCGGTCTTCGCCGCGGAACCGGCGAATCCGAGCAGCCCCGCACCGACGCCGGCAACCGCGGCGCCGACCGTCGTCCAGGCTGCCCCGTTCTGGCGGGCCGAGTCAGCCAGGCCAGCCAGGCCGCTCCTCCCCTGCGAGGACGCCTGATTCATCTGGGCGGCGGCCTGCTGGGCGGCATCCCCGGCAGACTTCATCGCGTCCTGAGTGCCCTTCGTGGCAGCCGCAGCCTCCGACATGCCCGACTTCACGCCAGACGCGTCGGCCGTCAGCTTAACCAGGACGGTTCTGTCAGCCAAGGTGCAACCCCTCTCCCACTACTGTCAAAGAGTCTACAGTCTCACTCAGTCTCAGAGGCGTCTACCACGTACACGAGCGACCCTTCCCGGGGCGGGGAAATCAGGTCCCCCGACTTGTTCCGCTCGCTGTGATCTTTCTCCCACCGCTCTTTCGCAGCCTTCGCATAGCAGGCGGTCTCACGGGCCTCGAACCAGCCGTCCATCGTGTCATCCCACGCCTGGTCTCGCGGGAAGCCACAGCCGCACGGGCACAGGGACTGCTGGTGGGCCGACCACGCCTCGGCCAGGATGTAGTCCTGGTCTAGCCACTCAGAGGACCGGCGCACCAGACCGGTCGGCGGACGCCCCCACTCCAGGGCCCGCTTCACGAGCTGCGACAGCCAGCGTCCCGACGGGGCTCTCAGGACGCGGACGAGAAAGGGGCGGTGATGGTCGGCTCCACAGTGTCCACCTTCCGGATGCACCGGGAGAGCTTCTCCACCTGCTGCGAGGACGCCGCATACAGGGCCTCGATGTCCTTGCCGGTCACACCCTCCGGCTCCACGATATGAGCGGCGATGAACGCGCACTCCATCTCATGAGTGACCGGACGATCCTTCTCGTGGCCGAGCTCCTCGAGGAGAGCCTTCTGCCGGTGCACGTCCATCGTCTGCACGACGAACTCCACTCCGCTCTCTTTGAGAGTGGCGAGCGCCTGCTCCGCCTCAGCAAGGATCTCCTGCTTCCGCCCCTCGGGGAGCCCCGGCAGGGAGGCCTCCTCGTTCAGCCTGTCAATGACTGCCATGAGGTCCGTGCGGCCATACAGGACGCAGGCCTTTCTGGTGGGCTGGAACCCGGCGATCCAAGAGGCGAGGTCGAAGCCTTCAGGCTCGGTCGCTCCGTCGGGGGTCGCGTCGCGAAAATCGTCGCTCATCGGGGGTCCTCCCTCTAGAAACTGCAAGGGGCCCGGGACTGCCGTAGTCCCGGGCCCCGGTTACGGGGAGCAGTCTATCAGGCGCCCGCCGTGTACTGCACGCCGGCGGAGTTGCCCTTACGCGAGTACACGATGAAGTTACCAGTGACAACCCCCGTCGGGAGGACCGCGGCGATCGAAGTCGGCGACAGCGTCTTGAACGACGCGACGTCGGCCTCCTTCGGGCCGGACACAGTGCAGGTGACGCGGGTAACGCCGACGAAGTTGGTGCCCGTGATGACGACCGTGTCACCGGCCTTCTTGCCGGTCGGCTCGATCTTTGTTACAGCCGGCCTCCCCGCCGCGTTCCCCACGCCCAAGGTGATCTCATTCTCCAGAGCGTCAGAGATGAACAGGGACACGGTACGCTTCGTGTACGTGGTCCGGTCATCAGGCTTCTGCGGCTGGCCGGGCGCCACGTGGTACCAGTCAACGTCGTCGCCGTCAACGAACGGGGCTTCCGGCTTCTTGCCCTCACGCTCGTACAGCTCGAACTCTCTGCCGGTCTGCTTCAGCAGCTCCCACACCCGGTTGTCGCCGCCCACAACCTTCTGGCCGTCTTCGTCGAAGAACCAGTAGACGCTAACCTGTCCCTCGTACTCGGCCGGGCCAGGGACGGTGCCCTTACCGGCAGCACCGAGAACGGGCTCCTCCACCGAGGTGGAGCCCTTCGATCCGAGCTTGTAGTCCGACTTCATGACAGACATCTCGAAGTGAAGGCCCTTGTTGAGCTCCGCCACGGTCGGCCGCTTCCTGTCGGCGACCGGGGCGCCATCGATACCGAGGGCAACCAGAGTGATACGGCCGTCGCCGAGAGTCCTGATAGATGCGGGCACGGCCCGCCTCCTCCCTGCCCCGTCCACCGAGGCGTCGTACATGTACTGGTGCAGTGTATCTCAGTCAGCCCACCCGACAGTGGACGCGTGCACGCGCCACATGTCCACCGCGTAGAGCGGGTGCCCGACCTGGGGGAGGGTGACCTGGTCGTCGCGGAGCATGCCGGAGCAGTATTCGAGACGGAGTGGCTCGTGGTGCAGGCCGGGCACCTGGAGAACCTGGCCGTCCAGTGCGCGGCGCACCTCGTCTACGACGGTCAGTAGCCGGTCAGGTGTGGCAGCGACCGTGGTGACTGGTTGCAGGAACGTGATGGTGTCCGCCTCATCGCCACCCAGTTTCGTGATGCTGCCTGCGCTGGCGGACGGGAGGCGCACCAGGACGTACGGCAGGTCCGGGCGGTCTTCCATAACCTCGCCGACGTGAGCCGTGTAGCGGCAGCCATCGCGCAGCTGCCGCTCCACGGCGGCCACGCACGGGCTGATGCGGATCATTCAAGGCTCCTCAGTATCTCGTCCAGCGTGTCCCCAATCTCATCCAGGACGTGCTGGTCCATGAACTCGGACGGGTGAGGCATCCCGCCTCCACCCTTGGACGTGCCCCAGATCGCGATGTTGGCGAGTGCGCCCCGGGGTTTCGATGGCCCGAACTCGGCCTCGACGATACCGCCGCTCCCGCGGGTCTCGTAGGAAAACGTGGAGCCTACCGCTTGGAACCCCTTGTCCGGGTGAGCGGAGTACGCCTCGCGGGCTCTGCCTTTCGCCTGCTCGAGGGCGTTTTGTACGCCGACGCGTACTGCCTCGGTCCGCCCACCAGCGTCAGCGAACGACTGTGCCAGCTGGGCGAGCTGTGTCGTGTCCCACGAGGTCATCAAGCAGTCACCGCATCTACGAGCATCCGGCGGGCAGTCGCATGAGTCTGATTGATCAAACCGCGCACCCTGAACGGGTACCGCCACCCCGTGACCGCGATCACGTCGTTGATCTTCGGGGAGTAGTCGCTGCCCCAAGGGATGTGCAGCTCGGTCTGCTGAACCGTGTACGTGTGGCCCCCGTCCGTCTGGTCGGACCCGTACATCGTCTGCTGACGGAGCCGGCACTTCCCCTCGTAGACGCGCTCGACAGTCGGTTCGTCACGGCCCGTATCAGGGTCCCAGTTGAAGCTACCTGTGGGCCGGTCGATAATGCACGCGTCGGTCATCATCCACTCGGCTCGCCGCCGGCGCACCCTCGGCCGGCTCACGGCGAGTTCCTCCGCACGTACTCCACCCACCCGTCGTCGGCGCACACAGGCGGCCACACGTCACGCTCGGTCCGCATGATCCCGATGCCCCGCGGTCGGGACGCATCCGCGTACAGGGCCAGCGACCTCTTCTCCGTCGGCGTGAGATACAGCCCATCCTCGGGGACAGGCCGCCCGCCACCCATCCAGTCGTCCAGCCGCTCGTAGTTCCATGACTCAGGGTTCGTGTACCCGCGGGCCGCGCACGACAGGACGATCTGCTGGACACCGTCTGGCACGTCCGCCGGCGTCCATGGGCGGGCGATCCGGCCGGCCTCCTCGATGACGATCGTGGAGGCCCGCCGTAGCAGCATCTTCGCCCGACTGACGTCGCCCCCCTCGGTGATCGGCTCACCGAGCCAGTCAGAGAGGAGGGCGACCGGGGCGAGCGGCTCGCTCGCCATGGGCTGTCAGCCGATCTGCACGGCGATGGCGCGGGCGGCGTCCATCACGGCGAAGCCGACGTAGGCGTCCACAACAGCGCGGTCCTCGGTGTGGTCCGGGTCGTAGTCGCAGATGAGGCGCAGGGCGAAGCCGTCCTGGGCGCGGGCCGCGCCGAAGCTGGCGCCGAGCGGGACGTCCGCGGCGCGCATTGCCATGGTGAAGGCGTCGCGGTGGTAGGCGATGGCCTTCGCCTCGGGGAGGCGCGGGTCCTCGACGACGGTCATGCCGAACAGTTTGCCGAGGGTCGCCTCGTGCAGGGCGTCGCCGTCGTCCGCGCTGAAGGCGGCGTTGAGGATGTCGCGGTTGGACTGGATGATCTCGCCGACGGCGGGGCCGACAGCGAGGTACCGGTCAGAGAAGGGGACCTCGTTCTTGTTGAGGACGCGGCGGAGGCGCGACAGGACCGCGAACAGGTTGGAGCCGTCGGCCTTGATCTTGGTGGCCTTCGCGTCACTGGTCGCGACAAGTGCGGCGGACGGGTTGGCGTCCTGGGGAGCCTGGATTGTGTCCATGAGGCCCGCGATCTTCTTCGGCAGGGTGTCAACGACGGCCTCAGCCTCGGGCTTGGCGACCTCAGTCTCGAAGTCCTGGAGAGTCCAGGTCTGCCAGTCACTGGGGAGGCGCGCGGCGGAGTACACCTGGGTGTCGAGGTTGACGGGCACGTACTTGCGGGCCAGGTCGTTGTAGGTGATCGCGGTGCGAGCGTCACGCTGTGCCTTGGACAGCTCGGCGGCGGTCGCCTTGACGGGGAGGGGCACGTTGACGGTGGTGCCGTAGCCTGCCTCGTAGGCAGACTCGGCGTCCCGGTTGATGGTCCTGGGGAGGACGGACAGGTAGCGGAGCGCGGCGACGGTGGACTGGGCCACCTTGACGGCGGGGGTCTGGAAGTTAGCCATCGACTACACCTTTCGGTTGGTCACTTGCGGAAGAGGCGGGCGCCGATGGCGTCCAGGTCGTCGCCGCTGCGGGGCGCGGCGTGCGGTGTGGGCTCGTTGCGGGTGAGCGGGTTCGGCTGGCCGGCAACGTAGCCCTTGAGTTCGTTCGCGGCGGCCTCCATCTGCTCGGGGGCGACTGCGGCGAGGAACTTACTGAGAGCGGCGGGGAGGCCGGCCTTGGCGGCGGCGTCGGCGGCCGCCTGCTTGGCCTGGGCGTCGGCGAGGGCCTTCTCGGCCGCCTCGGCGCGGGCGAGGGCCGCTGTCAGCGGGTCCTCAGCCGGCTCAGCCGGCTCGGCGGGCTCAGCCGGCTCGGCGGGCTCAGCCGGCTCGGCGGGCTCAGCGGTGCGGTCAGGGGCGACAGCATCGTCCTTGTCCTTGTCCTTGTCCTTGTCCATCCCGTCTCCATCCGAGGTTGGGGTGCTACTCACGCGGACAGTGTACCGCCTCACTCGGCAATGCCATCCGTGAACAGGGCGGGCGACTGCCGCCTCATCGCCATCATGATCTCACGCCTGCGCGCCTCCCCGGACAGGTTCTGCGGGACGCTCTTAGCAGCAGCCTCGTAGGCGTCGCAGATTTCCTCCTCGTGGGGGGTGGCCCGGTCGGCGCGCCAGGCCTTCGGGGTCTGGTCGCTGATCTCGTAGGTGCAGTCGCAGTGCGGGTGCGCCTGAAAAGCAGCTGTCTCTGGAGTGTAGACGGGCCCACGGGCGGCGAGCATGGAGCAGAACGCGCACGTTTTGCCGACGATGACGCGGCGGGCGCGGAGCCTGGACTTGCGGGCGGAGCGGATGACGGAGAGTCGGTCCCGGTCGTACGCGGCCTTGGAGGCGCCGGTGCGGACGCGGCGGCGGGCCAGGGCGAGGGCCTCATCCTCGGAGGCGCCCTGCCGCAGGGCGACACGCCGCGTCACCGGCCCCGAAAGAGTGAGCATTTTCACCTCGCGGGCTTCCATGGTCGTGCCCGTAAGGTCCTGCACGATATGCAGCCCCGACGCAGACCGATACCGTCCCAGGTACCCGCCGGTCTCCGCGTCCACCACGGTCGCCGCCCGCGCCTGCCGGCGCAGAGCAGCCTCCATGAACGCCGCCTCCCCGGCGCCGCCCCCCTCGAGGAGGCCCACATCCTCAGCGGCCGCCTCACCGATCGCACCCGCCAGTGGCCGCATGGCCCGCTGATGCTGCCGAGTGACCGCGGCCGCACCCCACGACAGAGCCATGTCAGTCCTTCAGCGGGTTGTCGGCGCCCTCACCCGCCTGCGGCGCCAGCGCCTGCGCGTACTGGGTCAGGGCGTCCGGATGGGCCTGCGCCCATGACCGCCACTCCTCAGCCTCCTGTGGTGACACGCCGGGGATCCGCTGCCACAGCAGCTCCGGCGGCACACCCAGCGACTGGGACAGTTTGCCGAGAGCGTCCGCGGCCTGCGATAGCGACCTGGCCTCCGTGTCGCGCCAATCGATCCGCAGCGCGTAGTCGCCGGCCAGGTCCGTGCGGCCGGCCTGTGCCTGCGCGAGCCGCAGTAGCGAGGCGATGCTCCTCCCAAACGCGCGCTGGAGCGCCTGCACATGCCCGCGCTCCGCTGACTTCGCCTCCGCGAGAGCGTCGGCGGACAGGTTCACGAGCTGCGAGGAGGAGAGCGACCACGCCGGAACGGACGCCAGGGCCGCGAGGTTCGTCAGGTCTCCGCGCTCCGCCTCCAGGATGGACGACATGGTCGTCTCCGGAAGGGAGCCGAACTGGACGCCGTCCCCACCCGTGAGGATGTCGCCGTGAGCAAGGAGAGCCTTCTGCTGCTCCCGCTGAGACGCGTCACCCGGGTCATCCAGGCCAGTCGCGGTACGCACCCGCCACGAGTTCGAGTGCTGGATACTGAGCCGGTCGTTGACGGTCTTCACGTACCGGCGGGCGGCAGGCCGCAGCCTATCGATAAGGGAGGCGCACCGGCCCGACAGGTCCGCGTAAGGGGCGAACCTAACTACTGGGCACACGCCAGCCGGATACCTGCCGGCCACCGAACCGGAGGCAACGTCGGTCGCGTCCGTGTCAGTGAGGTACAGCCAAGGGTCGCCGTCGTCGCGCAGCAGGGCCGCGGCTACGGGCCACTCCGCGGTGGGGTCGCCACCCCAGTCAAGAGCGATCAGCGAGGAGGGGAGCAGCAGGATCCGCGGCTGTGGGGCGCCTGGCAGGACGACCGCGTAGGAGGCGCCATCGATGATCGCCTCGCGGTAGAGTGCGGTCTGCCTCGTGGGCATGCCTGCGTACTCCCATGGCTCCCACATGGTGCGCAGGGCTTCCTGGTCCCCGGCGGGCTCGGCAGCACCGGTCAGCCCGGACCGAGACACGCCATCGCAGATCAGCGACCGGGATAGTGTGTCTACGAGGAGGTTCAGTGTGGGGCCGACGCTGAGTTGGCGGAGGCGCCGCTTCTGCTGGTCGCGGGTGCCTCCGTCGATCTGCGTGAGCCCCATCACTTTGACTGCGGGGTCGGCGAGCGGCTCCACGTCGGCGCGGCGCTGTGCGCAGAGCATTCTCTCAGTGGAGTGCTCGTCGGCGAGCTTCTCCCACGGCTTATCCCTGGTCACCATATGAGGCCCCTCGATCTGCTGGTGCGGCGGTTCCTGTACTCGGCTCTCATCATACGGGCGCCGACCATGCACACGGCAAGGTCGATCTTCTTGCGGGACTCGCGGTGCTCCTTGGAGATGGACACGCCGTATTTGGTGGGGTATCTCACGCAGTGGAGGACGTGGGCGCGAAGTCTTGCGTCACCATCGTGTACGAGCTGCCCCTCCAGCACCTCAGTCGTGACCGCCTGCACGGCCCGCACGAAAAACTTGTGGTGCGCCGGGTTCGACATGTCCCAGTTTACAGAATGCTCCCGGGATGCCCGCAGCGCCAGGCGGCGGCCGTAGTCCCGGTGCCACCCGTCTACGATCTCATCCCAGAACCGCTCCATCGTCACATCGTCCAACGCGTGTGACGGGTCAGCCCACAGGCCGACCACTCGATGGTGCTCCACGAAGTCGCGGACCGTGGCGTCCACCTGCTCGCGGGGCGCGACCCACCCGCGAGCTCGAGCATCCGGCGGCCGCTGCCACAAGCCAACCACGAACGGGGCACCGTCCGACACACGCACGGCGACACACGCCGTCGCGTCATCAGACTTGCCGCCATCGAAGAACACGCAACACTCATCACCCGAGTCCAGCTCAGGCAGCTCAGGGTCACGGCACGCATCCCACTCCTGCCTCGTCAGCCACGCCGTCTCCGCAGCAACCACCTGGTTGTACCACTTCCGACGCGCCTCCGACGGCGGAGTCGAAGGGTCCATGATGTCCTGCACGACACGGGACGGCGTCAGCCAGATCGCATCGCCGCGAACAGCCTCCACCACACGCGGAGCCTCCTCAGCGGACAGAACGGCCTGCGCGGACGCCTCCAACGAGTCATACGCGATCCCCGCCGCAGCGTCCTTCCCCTGCTCATGCCCCTCCCGAACTGTCAGCCCCACGGACTCCTCACCCGACCGGGCAGCGTTGCACAGGTGCAGGATACGGGCCTGCCGCTCCGGTGGCGACTTCGCTGCATCACCGCGGACGACCCCCATCATCTCCACACCGGAGTTGGAGCGCGTCCAGTTTTGCGTCTCAGTGCACACGGTTAGCGTAGCCCGGGACCCCTCGGCGGCGTGCGGGTTGGAAGTGATCGGAATGATCACCCCCGGGGAGCCGTCGCGGCGAGTGACACCCCCGGTGCCGATGTGCAGCGAGTACTCGGCACGCATCTCCGGCGTCACCAGCGACGGGATGTTCCCCATCGTGGTGCGTGTCTGCTCCTGGCTGACAGCGAGGAGACGGATCCACGGGTCCCGCTCGGGGCGCCCGTACCATGTGTCACCCCCGTCGTCAGACTCCGGCACGGACGGGCCAAGAAGAGCGATGAGCGCAAGGACCGCGGCCAGGGGATCCTTACCCCACCCCTTGCACCGCTGAAGCACGACAGTGGGCGTCAGGAACCGGCCGTCCTCGTCTATCGCGTAGTACCAGGCGAGGAACCGGGCCTGCTCGGCGGTGAACCGCCACGGGCCACCATCAGGCCCCCGCAGGTGCGACGAAGCCCACACCATGGCGTCCATGACGACCGTACGCTCCGGCAGCAGCCACCCACCATCCTCGGCGCGAGACCACGTCGGCCCCACCACGTCTACTGGAACCCCGGCAGGCAGCGGCGCCCCCTCAACGAGAAGCCGCTCATAGTAGCCGCGGATCGCACGTTCCTCCTCCCCCGCCGCAGACACGAGGACAGGGCCCCGGCGACGGCCCATCAGCCGGCCTGACCCCACCGGGCGATCGCAGCCGCACGGGCATGCTCCGCACGTGCCGCATCCTGCCGCCCCTCGGCCTCGTCGTCCGGGAGTGCCAGGCGGGCCAGCAGCGACGTCATCGCCACACGATGCTGACGGACCTCCGACAGCAGCGGATGAGCCCGAACCTGTCCGGTAGACCCATCAGTCACAAGCTCAGCGGACTTCAGGGCCGCCTCGATCTTGTCCACCAGCGTCGCCTCACGGCACGCATCCTCCAGGATCCGCATCTCATCCGGGCGCAGCTCCCAGCGCGCAGTCACCCCGGCCCAGAGGGAACGCGCGCTCGCGGACAGGCGGGCTGGGGGTTTCGAGGCCATGCTCCGATTATACGAGGAACCGCCCTGGGAGGACTCGTGGTCAACTCCCAGGGCGGCGGAACCCCCAACAGGCTTCAGTGTAGCGCCTTCAGGCCACGTGCTTGCCCTTCGCCAGGTCCACGCCGCCAGGCGTGACGAGGCCAGCCCAGTCAAGGACGGACACGCCGTTGATCTTGACGGCCTTCAGAATGTTGAAGGCCCCCAGGACGAGGCCCGCAACCGCGAGCACGTGGTTGGTGACGGCCTCCACGCCGGACGGGTACGCGCCGGCGAGGTAGGTGCCCGCGGCGATCACGGCCACAGCGACCAGGGCCAGCGCGCGGCGGCGACCGGCCGTCCACCACGGCTTGTCCAGGGCCGCCTGCACGAGCGGCCAACCGACCGCAGCGACCGCAGTCAGGGTCGCAGACTGGTCAGGAGTCAGAGTCATCAGCGTTGTCCTTTCGGTTCGGGAGGAGCGCCGCCCACCACGCGGGCGGCAGGGAGGAAACCAGCGGCGACCAGGTCACGCCTGCGCGTCCCCACCAGCGAGCTTCCGCTCGATCGCGGCCAGGGACTTCCGGGTCTCCTTGACAGCGTTGTACAGCTCGCCATCGAACTTCACGCCGGCGACGCCCGGGGTGACGGCATCCGAGATCACCTGCGTCTTCTGGTTCAGGGCGCGCAGCTCATCGCGAATCGCCCCCGAGTACCAAGCCATGTCACCCGCGTAGTGGCTGCCTTCCTTTCCAGCGCGCAGTGAGTCGCGGATCTCCGTGAGCAGCTCCACAGCACCAGCCATGTTCAGATCATCCTCTCCGCCGCCCGCGGGGCGGCCGTAGTTGTACCAGGAACGACAGTAGTCGCTGAAGCGGACGCCGTACTCCTCGTAGGAGCCGTAGGCGGAGCCGCTGTTGAACCTCGAGCCGACACGGCGCAGGCTCTCGTAGTCGTCGCCCTCCGACGCGATCAGGTCACGCAGGATGCCACAGGCGACCTCGGAGGAGGCCTGCGGGTCCCACCATGCCCGGTCGGGGTCGTTGAAGAAGTAGCCGGGGTAGGTGACCTGAAGCGGCCCAACCCCGTTGGATGTGGCGCCAGCGCTGATCTGCGCGTAGAAGTCGCGGAACTTCGCCTCCGTGACCTCTCCGCCGCCGCAGTAGGCGCCGCCGGCGTCGTGACCGAAGATGTTCGCTCCGTACTCGCCGGTCTCCATCCACAGGCAGGCGAGGGCGGCCCACCACGGGCAGCCGACCGAGTCCGCGGCGGCCAGTGCGGCCCGTTGGATCGCGGACGTCTCGTAGCCGGACGCGGCGGCGGAGCCGCCGCCGGAGGAGCCATCCTCGTAGAGGCGCAGGCAGTGCGTCCAGTGGCCGCCCAGCGTGTACACGTGACCCTCGTAGGACTCCAGGCGGGTCTCCTGCCCCGTCTGGTCGCCCACGTAGCCGTCCGTGGAGCCATCCTCGGCGATCCACGCCTCCGCGAGCATGAGCGCGCCCCCGTCGGGGACGACCATGGCGACATGCCCCACGCCACCGGACGCGGCCTCGGAGAGGATCACGTCGCCGGGCTGGAGGCCACCGGACGGGTACAGGTCGTTGTCGCCCCAGGGAACCTCGACCCAGCCGCGGGCGGTGAGTTCCTCCCGCTGTGACCCGGTCCACGAGGAGGGTGGGAGCATCCTCGGGTCGTCCCACGGGTAGCCGTCGGCGTGGAGGCCGTAGTTGATGGCGCCGCGGACCATGCTGGAGCAGTCCGCGTTGGCGTCCGCGTAGAGCCAGCCGTCCTCGTTGCTGCGTTCGTAGGCCATGAGCCGGTCGGGCTGGCTGTAGCCGACGCTGTAGGCGCCTCCCTGCGGCTTGCCTGGGCCGGCCTGGCACCAGTAGCGGGCTTGCGCCGCGGCGGCGCTGTTCACGCCCATGTGGGCCCCTCTCTGCCCCGCCGTCCGGGGCGTCGTCTCGTCGCGATCTCAAGGTAACACGGCCGCCCGGGTGGCGGCCGTCACTCTAAAAACGTGGGAGGCTGAGCATCCCACTGCGGTGTTGCTATCTCCCCCGGTCCTACGAGGGGGGGTGGGGGGAGTCGGGGCCACGGGCCTTTCGTTGAGTTTTCGCGGTTTTTGTTTCGAACGTTTCGCGCATGTTTCGTTGATGTGTTGCGTTTGTTTGTTTGCTTCGTTTCGAATGATTTGCGTCACGTTCGCGTGTCGCGTGTGGCCTGGCATGGGTGCGGCTCGGGTGTGCGACGTCGCATGGCGGCCATGCGTGCGGCCTGCTCCTGCCGCTCCCCGACGGTCTTGGCCCGGTGGCAGGGGAGGCTGAGGGCCTGGAGATTAGAAGGTGAATGGTCGTCGCCTGCGACAACATGGTCAACGTCGGTCGCGTGCCGGTTGCATGCTGCTGCGTGCCAGCGGCCGTCGGGGCCGACGGTGCCGGCCCTCCAAGGGGGGGTACCGGGGGGTGGTGCCTGGGTGGGGGCGAGGCCTTGGCATCGGCGGCCTGCTGCTGCGAGTGTTTCGCGTCTAAGTTGCTTCCAGTTTCTTGGCAGTCTTGCGCGCCTCGTGCTGCTGTCCCATGCCATCCCCCCACCCTACCCGAGTGCCCCGTGTACCCGGGGTGCGGGGGTGGTGGGTGCGGGGGTCGGCTCGATTCCGGGGTTCCCGGTTTTACTTGCACCCGGGGCGCCTGGGTAGTGGAGCGCGTCGAGGCTTCCGGAGCGCCGCGGAGACGGCGGGGCCGAGTTCCCCGGTGTCGGAGAACATGCCAATGTTGGGGATCATGGGCGTGGTCTTTCCTCGACGACACGGAAGATCATGTCCAGGGCGGTGAGCCAGATGTCCTCGTAGCCTCGGGCTTCGGAGAACGTCCTGAACTCTAGGGTGTTGTCGTTCGCGTGCGTGTAGTTCTTGATGCGGGTGACTTTCACGGGGCGCTGGTGTCGGATGATCCGGTCTCCAACGCGGATGGCGGTGGCGTCCACGAGCTCGTTCACGGCTGGCCCTCCTCGCGGATGTCGGTGACGACATCGAAGATGGTTCCGCTGATGTACTTGACGATCTGCTGCTTCCCGGTGAGCGGCTCTCGTGTGGTGAGTTCGTACCGGAGGTTCTCTCCCGGGCGCGCGCCGAGGAACCGGTTGTCGATGACGTCGTGCAGGGTCCCGTGGAGTCGGATTCGGTTCCCGGGTTCGAGGTCTGCCCCGCTGGTGGGGCGGATGGTGATGAGTTTGTGCTTCATGCCGGTTCTTCCTGGTTCAGGCGGCAATGCGGTGGGTGGGGTTGGTGAAGAGCAGGTCGATCATGTCGTGGCTGCCGAGGTTGGTGCGGGTGCCGGTGGTGGTGGTGGTGTTGCCGGGACGCTGGTCGGTGCCGAAGTGCGTGTAGTGGATGATCTGGTCGGCGGGGGTGCCGGCGCCGTTGGTGGGGTTGGCGGTGGTGGCGGTGATGCCGGTGAGGGTGAGGGCGGCGGCTGCGAGGAGGCGGATGGTCTTGCTCATCGGGGGTTCCTTTCTGGTTGTTTGGACGCGTCCATTGTAGCCGCCGCGGGGGTTGTTGTCAACCGGGTTAGACGATAGCGATGGCGGTGTGTGGTTTGCCTACCTCGGCCTGGTCCGCCCAGGTGCTTTCTTTGAGGGTGGGCGGCGGGGAGGTGATGGGGGCGATATCGGCGGCTTGCTCGAGGACGTAGTTGCCGTCGCTGTCTACGGCGGTGGCGACGACGAGGGGGAGGTGTCCTTCTCCGGCGTCTGTCCAGGCGTTGAGGAGGGCGGCGGCTGCGGCGACGTTCATTTGGTGGCTTCCCATGTGCGGTTGTTGTGGGCGACGTGCCCGGCAGCTTCCAGGGCGGCGAGGGCTTTGCGGGTGCGCGTGCGGGGCCAGCGTAGGGTCTTGGCGAGCTCGGCGGCGGTGAGGGGGGCGGAGGCTCTGAGGACGGCGGCGACGGCTTGCTGGTCGTAGGGGTTACTCATGGTTCAGCTTTCTGCATGTGGGGCATGTGATGTGTGGGGGGTAGCCGGGGGCGCCGGGGAGGTAGGCGTCCCATTCGGTGACGGTCCACCGGGTGTATGGGTCGCAGGCGAGCTCTATGGTCCACCCGTAGTCGCCGGTTCGGGTGCGGGTTTCGTTGATGATGGTGGCGTGGTGGCTGCCTCTCCACCATGCTGGGGCGGTGGTGAGTGTGTCGGCCATGGGGTCACCGCCGTGTGGGGTGCCAGCCGAGTTCGCCGGCGCGGCGGAGGAGGTTTTCCGCTGCTCGTTCTATGGGGCGGCCTGGCTGGCTGGGTGGGGTGAGGACGCGGAGTTTGAGGCGTCTGGGTGAGGTGAGCTCGATGCGGCCCTTGCCGAGGGTGATCGCCGTGTATCCGGTGCGGCGGGTGAGTTCGTCGCAGATGAGACGTGTGCCGGTTTTAATGTTCATGGCGTCCCTGTTCAGAGGATGACGAAGTTGGTGATGTTGTCTGTCTGTTTGGTGGCGTCCCAGGTGGAGCAGTGGGCGAGTGCGGGTGAGTGTGGGCGGTCCGCTCCGCTCTGGTCGGGGGCGAGGTTGTGTGCCTGGATGAGGCGTGTCGTGTCGGCGGCGTACAGGCTGATGGGCGTGTTGCCGTGGCCGGCGGCCTCGAGCTGTTCGAGGGCGGCGCGGAGGATGCTGACGGTGAGAGGCTGGTTGGGGTCGGGGAGGTGCTGGTCCATGTTGGGGGGGTTCCTTTCTGTGCTGGTTGGCTCCAGGGTACCCGGGTAGTGGGGGGCCCGTCAAGCGGCGGGGGGGGAGTCCGGGAGTTCGCTCCAGAGGGTCCAGGCGCTGCTGGTGTCGGCGGCGAGCTCGAAGGTGAGGGCGCATGGCTGACTGCTGTTGCCGGCTTGGTTGCGGAACCAGTCGGAGCCGGGGTCGCAGGTGGGGGCGCTGATGATCTGGTGGTTGTTGCCGAGTGTGGTGATGCCGAAGTTGTGCCAGTGTCCGTGGAGGAGGATGGTGGCTTTGTGGAGCCCGGCGACGTGCCCGAATGCTTGGTTGCGGAACCAGTCGGCGACCTTGTCTTTGCTGCCGCAGACGTGCCCGTGGGTGATGCCCATGTGCGTGCCGTCTGCGGTGGTGATGGTGAGGGACTCTTCCCATTCGTTGGGGGCTTCGAACTTGACGTGTTCGTATCCTTCGCGGCCTTCGACTGCCATGCGGATGTTGTCTTGGATGAGGAGGCCCCAGTCGTTGCTGGGTTTCCCGACTCGTTGGGCGCGGCCGATGCCCTTGCGGAGTTGGCAGTGGTTGGAGGGGACAGCGACGTAGGTGACGGCGGGCGCGTGGCCGGCGAGGGTTTTGAGGGCCTTGGCCATGACGGCTTGGGCTGTGCGGATCTGGGTGGTGAGGTCCAGGTCGTTGGTCTGTGACTGGCTGACCACGTTGTCGAAGCCCTCGCAGATGTCGCCAGCGTCGATGAGGAGTATCTCCTGGTAGCGGCGGCGGCCGCAGTGGTTGGCGATCTGGCCGATGATGTTGTTGAGTCTGCGGAGCGTGTCGGGTGTGCCTCCGCGGCGGCCTGTCTTGCCGATCTGGAGGTCGGAGAGGACGGCGGCGAGGGTGGCTGGGCGGGAGGGGGCCCAGGAGGGGCCGGCGGGGGTGCCGGCGAGGATGGGGGCGAGGTCCTGGTAGGAGAGCCTTTTCGCTTCCTCACGCTCGGCGGCGCCGGGGATGTAGGTGATCTTCTCGTATGAGCCGTCTTCGAGGCGGACGGTCCTCCCGCGGCTCGTGATGGCCTGGGTGGGGATGCCGAAGAATGTGTCTGTTTGCGTGTCTGCCTGGTTGTTGCGGCGGCGGATGGCGCGGCGGTGCCGGCGGACAGCGGCCTCGGACACGCCGAACCGGGCGCCGAGCTTCACGTTGGACTCGCGCTGCTGCTCGGGCAGCTGGTCGTTGGCGATGATTGCCTCGTCGAGTGGGCTCATGGTGTTTTGCTTTCAGTTGGCGTGTCCGGATTGGATTGCGAGATCGATTGCGTGCGGGTTGTACCCGTGCCAGGCGTGGGGCACGTCGCCGCTGCTGTCGGTGCAGTAGACGACGGGGGCGCTGGTCCACCCGTTGCGGATGGCGAGGGCCTGCGCGGTTTTGTCCTCCTGGTAGCTGGTGGTGCGTGGCGGGTGGCCGGCGTTGGTGAGCCGTTTGATGGTGGCGCGGCACTGCTGACAGTTCGGGACGGTGGCGACGGTGATCATGGTGCGGCTCCTTTCGGGTTGTTGGCAATCAGCGTGTGTGGCCTGGCATGGGGCGCGCGGCGGCCTTGGAGAGGCTGGCGGCGGTGAGGGCGACGATGCTGGGGGCGCCGACGATGATGGCGGCTGCGGGGCTTGCGTGGCCGGTGGTGAGGGCGTGGATGGCGGCGACTGCGATCATGATGTGGAAGATGGCGGCGAGGATGATGGCGGCCCAGGCGGAAGTGTTGTCGTGGTGGCTCATTGGGGTTTCCTTCCTTGGTTGTGGGGACGCCCCCAGTCTAGCGGCTGGGGGCGTCGTCCGTCAAGTTGGGGTGGGTCTCAGAATGGTGCCGGGAAGAAGTTGAGGTTCTGGCCGGCGGCGTTCGGCGCGGTGGGGGCCTCTCCCTGTTTGTCGGCTTTGCGGATGTAGCCGAGGAGGCGGGGGAATCTGACTTCTAGGATCTCCCCTTCGGTGCCGTCCTGCCGCGTGTAGGTGCGGCGGACGAGGTCGCCGGTGACGGTGATGCTGTCGCCCTTGCTGAGGGCGGCGGCGACCCAGGTGTCCCTGTCGCCGAACAGGCTTGCGGACATGAAGAGGGGGTCGCCGTCGTCTTCCCAGGTGCCATTGTTGTTGCGGCGGCGGGTTGCGCCGAAGCGCAGCTCGGTGACGGTTTTGCCCGAGGGGAGGTGCTTGACCTCAGGTGCGGCGGCGAGGTGGCCGGTGGCGGTAACGGTGGCGGTCATGGTGTGGCTCCTTCGAGGTTGGCGAGGATCGCGGTGAGGTCTGCGACGGTCATGGTGACCCACTGGGCGGCGGGCGCCGACCGTCCGTGGCGTTTGTGGATGATAATTCCGGCGGCGGCTCCGAGGTTGTCGGCTTCGGTGTGGGCTTCGTGTATCCAGTTGGCAAGCTGGGTGCGGGTTGTGTTCTTGCATTCGATGGCGATGGGGCGGCCGTCGGCGGGGGTGCCGGCGCCGTTGGTGGGGTTGGCGGTGGTGGCGGTGAGGGGCTGCGTGTTGATGCGGCCGGGGAGGCAGGCGTCGAGGTGGTCGGCGATCTGCCGTTCGAAGCGGGCGCCGGCGGCCTTCGCGGATTGGTGGTTGCGTGTCATGCGTTGGCCCCGATTTCCTGGGCGAGTACGGCGGCTGCGTCGAAGACGGCTTGCCAGGGTCTGCTTGCTGCGGGGGTGAGGGCTGCGATGGTGCCGAGGATGTTGCTGGTGGCGGCGGTGAGAGCGTCTCGGTTGAAGGCGCCGTCCTTGTCGTATGCGATGCGACACATGTACCAGTGAGCCTTGTCGAGGTCCAGCTGCTCGGGGGCGCCGGGCTTCTTGCCGGCGCGGGCGAGGTACTTGATGACGTTACCTTCGCAGAAGTTGAGGCGTTCGGTGACGACGATGACCTCGGGCTCGTAGGCGGCGTAGTGGCTCGGGCGGTTGACGACGTCCTCCTTGTTGGGCAGGGCCGCGGTCCCGGTGCTGCCGAGGCCCGCGGCGCCGCGGGCGGTCTCGTCCGCGGCGACCTCGGTTTCGACTGGCGTGGGGAACGCGGCGGGCAGAATCACGATCTGGGCGACGCGTTCGCCGGCGCGGAGGATGACCGGTCCGCTGTCGTGGAGGAGAGCGAGGGGAAGCTTGAGGTTTCCCCGGTAGTCGGAGTCGATGACGCCGACACTGTTTGGGATGGTGATCCCGCGGGCGCCGAGGCTGCTGCGGAGGGTGAGCAGGCCGACGTGTCCGTCGGGGATGGCGACCTTGTAGGGGAGTTCCACGATGGTGATTGCCTGGTTGCGGAGGGTGATGTCTGCGAGGAGGCTGAGGTCGAGGCCGGCCGAGGAGGAGGTGGCGCGGATGGCGGGCCTGGCTGCGCTGGAGGTGGTCTCTACGCGGAGGCGGTCCATGTTGGGGGGGTTCCTTTCTGTGCTGGTTGGCTCCAGGGTACCCGGGTAGTGGGGGGTCCGTCAAGCCCAGGGTGACCGGTCGCGGCCCTGGGTGACGCCCTCGGGGCGGGTGGCGGCGTTGTCGATGGTCTCGGGGTCCCAGGCGAGTGGGCTGGGGGATCCTGCTCGGATCGCCTCGCGGTGCATGACTTTGGTGAGTGGCGTGGGCGGCTCGGGGCGCATGTGGGCCACGTCCCAGAGGGCGGCGATCTGGCGGCGGGTGGGGTCGGGGAGGCACTCGCCTCGGAGGCCCGCGGCGATGTCGTCCCGGTCGAGACCTCCGGTCGCGGCGAGGGCGTCGGGACTGTACCCGATCCACTGGAGGCTGCGGAGCCGCCGCCAGGTGCCGATGGGTGTGGGGGCCGGGTCAGTCACCGTCGGCCTCCTGGGCGTCTACTAGGGCGGCGAGGCAGGCGGCGACACTGTCGGGGTCGTCGGCGTCCGCGCCCATGTTCTGGGCGGCCCGCCAGACGTCGCTGGTGATGCCACCGTGCTCCTTGACGTGCTTGAGGAGGAGGGCGCGGGAGCGTTCCTTGGGGGTGTCCTGGCGGCGGGTGGGGTCGGGGAGGCTGGGGTTGGTGTCGGGTGTTGTAGTTGTCGGGGCGCTGGGTTCTTCGAGCTCTTCGGCCGTGTAGATGGTGCCTGCGAGGGCGTCGCTCGCGCCTTGGCGGCAGGCCTCGGTGATGGCGCGGCTGCGCAGCATCTGGGCGGGGTACTGGGACCACGGTCCGCGCTGTCCCCAGAGTCCGGCCTGGCGCGCCTTGGCCTCGTCCCAGGTGGCGGTGAACTCGAAGTCGGGGTCGTCATTCCGGGTGAGGGTGGCGGTGACGGACGTGCCCTGCTCGCGGACGCGGAGGATGTGACCGGCTCGGCGGACGACGGCGGCCATGAGGTCGGCGCTCATGGTCATGCGGCCGCGCATGACGACCATGGTCTGCATGACTTGGGGGAAGGGAACGCCGAGGCTGTCGGCGAGGTCCATGGCCCAGAGGACGTTGGCGGGCTGGTTGCGGTAGTCCGCGGGGATGAGGGATGACTGGGAGACGGCTTGAGCGTGTTGGAGGCGGTCCAT